TTGCCGTTCTGGCGCAGCGCATGGCAGGCGTCGAGGTGGTCATCGAGCACCGCCTCGCGCTTGATGATCAGGTTGCCGTCCGTATCGAAGCGGTACCGCTCCGTCATCGAGCGATTCACTTCGAGACCTCAACGATGTTGAGATTGCCGGTGGACGAGCCGTCCTGGATCACGGCAACCTTGTCGCCCGGGGAGACCTTGAAGTACTCACCCGTCACGTTGGCTGCGATGAGGGCGGACGTTGCCGTAGCGGTCGGATTCGGGCCGGTTTCGATATGGCACGCGCCCGTAGCGACAACGCGAATGGCGTAGGTCTGCGGGCCTACTGCGGCGGACTGGACCGAGGCCGCACCGATGGCCACGTTCTTGCCGGTGCCGGCTTGCAGGTGGCTGAAATCGTCAAAATCCATGGGTCACTCCAAAAGAAAGGGGCGCCCCGAAGGACGCCCCTAAAGACCACTAGTGCGGGAGGGATCAGCTCAGGTCGTAGATGGCCGCGTGGGCCTTCTCGTTGGACATTTCCAGCGTCCACTCCTGGAGGATCTGCACCCGCTCGCTGTCGCCGTTCTTCGCCAGCGGCGTTTTCTGGAACGGACGCAGATAGGCGAGCTTCACGTAGTCAGGGTGGATCAGCGTGATGGTGCCGGCCGCCTGGAAGATCGACGGGACGATGGTCAGCTCACCGAAATCCGACACGTAGATGTCGAACGCGGTATTGAGCTTCTTGCCCTGCAACTCCACAAAGCGGGTGCCGTTGCCCTGGAACGCCGAAATCTGCTGCTTCTGCTTCGGATAGGCGAAGGCCAACTTGGGAATCTGGCCGGTCGCCGTGAAGGCCGAGAGCAGCACGCCCTGAAGCATCGCCTCAGTCAGTGACCGGGCCGTGCCTACCGTGCGGGCATTGGAGCCATCGCCAGTCGGGTTGGCACCGGTCGCGCCGATGCTGGTGTTGGTCTTGAGCCACGCCGGGAGGCCAGCGGACACGCCAGCAACGCTCGTGGTCGGGGCCACGCGGGCATGGTTGTCGAAGATCGACGCTTCCACGTCGCGCTTCAGCTCCTTGACCTTCTTGAGCAGCTGGTAGCCCATCTTGCCAACGGTGCCAGCCGAGTTGACAGCCGAGTTGGTGCCGGCCACCTGGGCGGTGTGCGCACTGATCTGGGTGTAGTTGCCCAGACGGGAAGCGGCGGTCAGCGCATCGGCGCTGGCGTCGTCACCCTGGATGTGCGCATTGGTGGCGTTGGGCGAGGCGAACGAGTCGGTCAGCCACTCGTGGTAGGTGTTGGTGGCCTTGCCCTTCTTCAGGGCGGTTTGCAGCACAGTCACGTCGGGATCGACGTTGAAGACCATGTTGGCCAGGTCTTCGCGGTTGCCAACGACGGATACGGACTGAAGGGTATTGCTGGGGACAGCCATGGGAGGATTCCTTTACGTCATAGGGAGTCGAGGAAAGCGGCCTGTGCGTCGCTATCGCCCTTGAGGGCGCGCTCACGCAGGCCCTTGAGCCGTGCGGCTTGGGTGCCGATGGATTCCTTCGGAGAGGGCTTCTGCATCGTCGGCGCGGTCTTCAGCTTTGCGCTGATGTCCGGCTTCTTCGATGCGATCTGCTGATACCGGGCCGCATCACGCGCTACCCTGAAAACAACCGGGTCCATCTCGACGGCGTCGAAGTTCTTGTCGTCCGCACCAATCGACTTCAGGTAGCCCTTGATGTCCGCGAGCGCGTTTCCGTAGCTCACGTCATCGGCCAAGTCGGGGTTCTGCGAACGAATCGTCTCGATAGCTTTCGGACGGATGGTTTCACGCATCTGCGTGATGTTCTGCTGGTAGTTGTGTGCCAGCGCCTGCTTCTGCTGCTGTAGCTCGCCGTGGGCTTGCTGAAACCGCAGCTGCAATGCGCTGTACTGCGCGGGGTCGGCTTGGTAGAGGCCGTTCCAGTCGATGGAGCGGTACTGCTGGGCGAGTTGCTGCTCTTGGGTGTCGATGACGGAGCCCGCCATCTGAATCTTCTGCTGCCACTCGTTGCGCAGGTTCGCTTGCTCGGCTTCAAACGCCTTCTGTTTCTCCGAAAGCTCGATGCTTTTCCGATTGACGTGCCCCTCCAGCTGATTGATCTTGATGAGGTCCTGTAGCGTCGCGTCTTTCTCTTCGCCATCCACCTTGAGCTTGACCTTCAGCCCGAGCAGCTCGCTCAGGTCGACGCCAGACTCTTTGGCAAACTGGTCCAGATACTCGATGCTGCTGGCCTGGGCTTCGTCAGGATCGGCAGATTCGGGTGTTTCGTTCTCGGTCGTCGCCTCTTGCGGCTCGGCAGCCGCATCGGCAGGCACTGATTCGCCCTCAAAGGGCTCACTCTCAAAAGCGGCCGCCAGTGCGTTCTCGTCCAGCTCTTGGGAAACGCCCAGGTCCTGGGTGGTTTCGGTCGTCATTCGGTTATCTCTCGTGTGGGTTAGCGTGCGAACACGCGGTCAAGTAGGGGTTTGCGCACCAGCTCCATCTGCGCGATCTGGCCGTCATCGATGGCGCGCTTGAGGTAGCCGCGGAACTGGCCGAGGACTTGCTCGGCTAGGATCAACTTGGTGTGCCCCTCGGTATCGGTCGGCTTCACGGCCAACCGCTGGCGCCGCAGGCTTTCGTCCAGCGCGTCGAGCGCCTCACGAAAGACCGGGTTGTCGGTCACCTGGCGCGCGAAATCGGCGCGGCGTATCGCCTCGTCACTGTCCATGCGGTACCTTCTGCGAAGTGGCGGCCATGGCCTTGATGAAGCCCTGGCGCTCGTTGGATTCGTTGGTGCTCATCGACGCGAGCAGGTCCATCACGGCCTGGTCGTGCTTCTGCTTGGCCTGCATGTAGGTGCTGATGGCGTGGGCGCTGTTCTCGGCCTGGACCTTCGCGAAGGCGGCATCGGCGCGCTGCTTCTCAATCTGCGCCTTCAGCACCAGCTCCTGCGTGTGCATCTGCTGCTGCGCCTGAATCTGCTGGAGGTCGCCCTGCGCCTGAATCTGTGCACGCTGCACGTTGGCCTGCGCCGTGATCTGCGCCGCCTGCACCTTCGGGTCGGGGCCTTGCTGCTGCTTCTGCGCCTGCATCTGCTGAAACTGCGGCGAAGAGGGATCGGTAAAGAACTTGCCCGGCACGTTGAAGCCAAGCACCTGCGCCATCTCGGTAGCGAGGTTGTAGACGTTCTCCGGCAGCACGATGCCCGCAGCCGCAGCGGCCTGCTGCACCTGGCCCATCATCATCAGGTTGCCGCGCTTCTCGTCCTGCGAGCCGGTACCCAAGCCCACGTTGACGCTGCACGAATAGCGACGCCGCCAGCTCGACGGGTCCACCTGCACCCATTGGTTGCGAAGCTTCACCGTCATCGGCTTGTCCTGGTGCCGGACGATCAGCCCATGCAGCAGCAAGGCAATCTGCTTGACGCCCTCGGCCATGATGCGAGCCATCAGCTCGACCTTGGCCGTGGCCGCGCTCATGGCGTTGGTGTACGCCTTGGCCGTGGTCATTTGCAGGGTGTCGGGATCAAGGCCCTGCGTCGTAGCGCTGATGCCCGTACGCTGGGCCTTCATCGTGTCCATGTAGTCGATGACCGGCAGCAACTCGCCCACCATTGACGGGGTCGGGAGCGCGGCAACGTCTGCCGTCGCATTGCCCGTCGTGCGGATGAAACCGCCCGCCCGCGATACGCTCAGGTCCTCAAGGTTGACCGTGTCCTGATTGACCACCAGCCGCCCGTTGTTGATCGCGTAGGCGTTGTCCAGCGTCTGGCGGATCAGCGTGGTCTTGATGTCCTGCACATCCTTGAGCAGGTCAAAGATGCTGATGCCAAGGTGCCGGTGCGGCATGCGGATCGGCACGCAATGCGCGATAGGCACTTCCTCGATGGGCTCGTTCTCGATGATCTTGCCCGGCGCCTTGAGGATCTTGCGCAGCTCGGCAATGCCGTCGCCGTCGTAGTCCACGCGCATGTAGCACTCAAGGCCCTCGATAATCTCCATCGAGGCATCGGAGCCGGGATCGTCCGTCCCCAGCTCGTCCACCGAGTCCGAACGGGCAATGGACTGGATGTCGATGCGCGCCGTCTTGTCGGCGGGCTCGCTGGCAACGTCGTAGCCGAGCTCCTTCCACTCGCTGCGCGTCTTGCGCACCACATGGCCGACAAAGGGCGAGTCCTGGAGGTCGTGCGTGGTCAGCGGGCTGATGCGCATGTCCTCGGTGGGAATGCACTCGACGCGGTATTCGTTGGTCTTGCTGGTGCGGCGAATGCGCACGTCATAGGTGACGACAGGCTGCATGGAGCCATCGGGCGTCGGCTGCAGCCCCTGCACTTCGCGCTTGGCCGCAATGTCGGCCTTGTCGCCCGACATTTCGATCTGCTGCACCACATAGGCGAGCGTCGATTCGTCAAGGCCGGTGTAGGTTTCGTACCGGTCGCGCTCGACTTCCTCGAACCAGACCTTGACGTAACCGTTCTTGAGCAGCAGTGCGTCGGTAAAAAAGTCATGCAGGATCAGCACGCCGGGATTGCGGCGCATCAGCAGGTAGTCCACAACGTCGGTGGCCTGCTGGCACTCGGCCTCGTCCTCCGGGCCTTCCGGATCGAAGCGCACCATCTCCTTGGAGCCTACGAACATCCGCATCAGCTGCGGCTTGATCCATTCGACGGTATCGCGCACCTCCTGGCTGACCACCTGCGAGCGGCCCACCACCTCGTTACCCAAGGGGCGCCCGTGGTAGTAGTCCAGCGCTTGCGCCCGCTCCACGTCGATGGAGCCGTACTGCGTCGTGGTCCCAGACGTGGCGATGTTGGCCGCGCCGTTGCTTGAGCCAATCGCCGCCTTCTCATGGGCGTTGACCAGCGAAAGCAGCTCGCGGTCATCCATCGCGGCCTTAGCCATGCGCCGGCGCCTCGGGCTTGTCGCGCTCCTTGCGTGGGAGCGTCTTGCGCTCCAGCACGGCCAGGCGCTCCGTCAGGTCAGCAACCTTCTGGCGCAGCTCTTCGAGCTCCACCTGCATTTTGATGCTCATACGATCGCCATTTGAGGTTGTTGGATGTCGGCCCACTTGCGCTCGGCCTTGCTGCTCGCCACCGCGAAGTAACGCAGCGCGTCAGCCGTGTGCGATGACCAGTCGTGGACAGGTGTGGTGAACTCGCCCGCGCGGTCTTTCCAGTCGCGCCGGTAGTACTGGAGAGCGTTGAGCCCTTCCTCGCAGCGCTTGGCGTCGAACCAAAGCTGGTTGAACATCATCCGCAGCGCGGCAATGCCCTCTTCCAGGCTGATGCTCGGCGTGATGCGGGCGCGGATACCGTGCGAGGCCAGGATTTCCCGGTAGGTCTTGCCCGTGCCCTTCTCGCGGGCCTCGGCGTCATGCGGCAGCCAGTGGTCCCCGTAGGCGTAGGGCTTGGCCTTGATCGCCGCCGCATGCTCAGCCGCCGATGCGTTGCGTCGCTCGTAGTAGTCGATGACGTGCCACTCGCGACCCACGCGCTGGCAGAACCAGATGGACGTGGCGTCGTTGATGCCGATGTCCCAGTACGTATGCACCGGCACATGGGCGTCATACGGCACGCCGCAGATACGTCCCTCGTCACGCGCGGCCTTGAGCACGTCGCCGTAGATCGCGCCGGGCACGTCGATCACGTCCCAGCGGCCAAGCATCAGGGCGGCGCGCTCAGCCTCGGGCAACCGTTGCAGGTTGGCCTCGTAGTCAACGCCAAGATGCGGGTTGTCGTGCAGTCGCGCCGGGATAAACCGCAGCGTCTTACTGACCACCGCGCCGCTGTCGAGCTTGACCTCAAGCACCTGACGGGATGGCTCGCCCGCAGGTGAGAAGCCCCAGCGCTCGCGTATCCACTTAGGACCCGGGTTGCAGGTCGCCCGCATGTAGCACTTCAGGCCCGGGTGCGACGTGCGCAGGCGGGAGCTCAGGTAATTCCAGACGTAGGGCGTGCGGTACTGGCCCAGCTCGTCAACCCCGATCCACTGGTACTCCTGGCCCTGGTATTGCAGGACATCGGCGTCACGCTCACAGCTGCCGAAGATGACCTTGGCACCGGAGGGAAACCGCCACTCCTTGGGCTGCTCGAAGAACTCAGCGCCTGGGATCACCAGCGGATACAGCACGCGGGAGCGGTCGATCAGCTCACGCAGCTGCGGCATCGTCTGGCGGATGATCAGCGCCCGGTAACTCGGGATGTTGGGCGCGTCCTGTTGCAGTCCCAGCGCGTCCACCAGCATCGCAGCGGACTTGCCGCCACCTGCCGCACCGCCGTACAACACCTCATCCTCAGCAGCGGACAGAAACTCCGTCTGCTTGGGACTCGGCCGCCACTCGTTCATGCCTTGGGCGGTACGTACAGCGTGAAGTTAAGCGCCTTGCCGTCCTTGCCGCTGATCTGCTGCTCCACCGGGATCAGGCGGGCAAACAGCTTGTAAAACTCCGTGGTGTTCTCCGTCGCCCACGTAGCCAGGTTCTCGGCGCCGCCGATACGTTCGAAGGCGTACTGAAACGCCTCCTTGGCCGAGCGCGTCAGCTTGTTTAGCTCGCCCTTCTTGCGGCCACGCCCTGCCGATGGCGGCTTGCGGCGGCCAGTAGGTGTCAACTCTTTGTTGTCCATGTCATCGCCCTAACGGGTAGATGCGTCGGTTATTCGGGGGAGGCTTCCTTCGGCGGAAGCGGGATGTCGATAGGCGCAGCAGGCTGCTTCGGCTCAGCGGTATGCAGCCCATGGAAGGACTGGACCAGCTCGGCCAGCTCAACGTGCAGCGCGTGGTTGACGCCGCCAGACTTCCACGCAGCAATAGCCGCCTCAGCGCGGGCGATGAGGTCGCTCATGGGGATTTCCTTAAGGGTTAGGGTTGTTCGCCAGCGGTGTCGCTTGGCTCGGGTGTTTCTTGCGGCAGATCGTTGGGCACGGTCACCGCGTACTCCTTGGCCTTGCTGCCAAAGATGCGGTCGAAGTTGCTGGCCCAGGCGCCGTCGTCGAACGGGCGCTGCCAGCTACCCTTGCTCATGGCTCAGTGCCCGGCCTTGATGCCGTTAACCTTCTCGACGGTACGCATGGCACCCAAGCCAAGCATCCCCATCAGCACCGGGGACAGTTGCGACAGGTCCAGCACGGGCAGCGCGACAGTGGCGCCCAGCAGGCGGGCCGCATAGCTCACCAGTGGGCCGGCAACGAACGCCCACGCAAAGGCGCAGCCACACACCCAGCCAACGAACGGCCTCCACCCCGCGACAAACACGGAGGCGTTAGAGGCCTCGGCCTTGTTGGTGTCCGTCTGCGACTGGATAACCGCCTGGTCGAACTGGAGCTGCGCCAGCTCGCGAGTGAGCGCGTCCTTTTCTTCCTGGCTCTTGTCCGGGAGGAACTTGTTGACGATGCCGCCGACAGCCTGCGCAATCTCACCGATGCCGATAATGCTCATGCCTGCTTCTCCTTACGCGCTTGCAGCCACGGCTTGACGACGCGGTCCCAGAGGGTCAACGCGAACATCAGCGCGGAATAGGCCGACGCGAGTACATAAGACACGGTGCTCCAGTGCACGCCGGCCATTGAGCTCACCGTGATGACAACGGGCGGGGCGACCTTGATCGCATCCGAAACGTGTTCGGCGCTAAACATCATGCGAGCACCCCGCCTGAACGCACGAAGGCGTCACGCAACCTGGCTAATTCGTTCTCGCGCTGGCCGTAACCGGCGCCGGGGAAGCTGGCCCAGATGTGTGCGCACTTGGCCACGGCATCATCGAAGCGGCCGGCCTCCACGTCATCCAGTGCGCCACACTCGCGCACCAGCTCTAGCGCCGCTTTGTCCTGCGAGTCGTGACCGAAGTCGGGCAGGTGCAGCTTGGCTTTGAGCGCATCCCATGTCCGCGCGAGGATCTGATAACGCCCCGCCGCCGTGGACTTGAGCCCTGCCTTGTTGAGGATCACCAGCTTTCGGGGATGGTCGGCATAGCCGTGGAACAGGTCGCCGCCGACAAGGACGTTGTACCCGTCATCGCCATGACCTGCCGTGCCCTCGCTATATGCGATGGCATCAAGGAAAGCCTTGGCGTTGCTCATTTCTCTTTCCGTGGCACGGCAGCGAGTGCGCCGGAAGCCTTGTCTACTTGGCGCCAGGGTCGGCCTAGCTCCGTCAGAATCTCGATGTCGCCGCCCTTGTCCGGGATGCGGATGGCGATAGCACCGACTTCGTTTGCGAAGGACTCGATGCCGAAGGGAAAGACGATGTGGCCGCTTAGCGTGCTTCCGGCGCCCGAGTACCCGTGCCAGTCGGCAAGGCTTTCGCCGTCCTGCGGGTCGAGCTCACACTCGACTTCCGGCAGGTCTTCGGCGTCGTCACTCATCAGGATCACCAGTAAAGGCACAGCAGGCAGCCGCCAGCATCACCAGCAGCCAGATTAGGCGGGCTAGGAGCATTGGCTGCACCGTGAATAGGAGGGCCACCCGAAGGTGGCCCGGATGGGTCCTACTACGCAGACTGGCTGCGCCTCAGACC